AAACAAGTTAAAGAGCATAGTTCGGAAGGTAAGATTTATGCGAGATTATAGAAAAGGATATCAGCAGGAAAAAAATGACTGAATATAAATTTACAATTCCAGGGCGACCTATAACCAAGAAAGCACATCAGCAGATTGTTTATAACAAGAAAACCGGAAGGCGATATGTGATACAATCGAAATATTATCGAGCTTTTGAAGCACGAGCTTTGGTTGAATTATTATCACAGAAGCCTAAGAGAACTATAACCTGTCAAGTTGATATTTGCGTCAAGTATTGGATGCCCGATAAGCGGTCAAGACCTGACCTTTTTGGACTCTTACAAACCTCAGGGGACGTATTGGAAAAGTCGGATATAATATCGAATGATAGGAATGTCCGGAGAGTCGGAATTGGTTCTGAGCATTCGGAGATATTGGGTGTTGACCGAGATAACCCACGACAGGAAATAACCTTAAGGGAGGTTGAATGATGGATAGAAAAGACCATAAAGCAGACATGGGGCATAAATATCGTTATGCTAAGAAAAGAAAAATAAAAAAAATAAATACTTGGGAATTATTTATGATATCCGCAGTACCTACACCACTTAACAAAAGAACGGAGGTAAAAAATGAGTGTAATAGCAGTAAAAAAGTATAGTGATAAAATCGTTATAGGTGCGGATAGCATACAAGTAAGAGGACGATCTAAAAAAGAAGAAATCAAACTCTTTTGTGATGAAGAAAAATATATTGCTTGGGGAGCTTCTGGAGATTGTGGAGAAAGTACTCTTTTTGATATTTTTTTAAAAACCCATAATCCAGCGGGAAATACGAAGAAAGAAATTTACGAGTTTTTTCTTGAGTTTATGAAGTATAAAAAAGAGTTCAACAATGATAAAATTGCGCTTGAAAATAATTATCTTTTTATTTTTGAAACATCTGCTTATTGCATTTTTTCGAGTGGGCATATTGAAGAGATTAAAGAAAATGAATATGAAGCTATTGGCGCAGGATTTCAAGAAGCTAAAACGGCTTTATATTTAGGGCATACTATTGAAGAAGCACTCAAAGCGACTTGTGCAAATAATACTGTTTGCATGGAACCGATTACTATATATAAAATATCAAATAATGGGATTAACCTTTACGAAGGAGAAAAAGTAATAAAAGGAGGTAAATAATGGATAAAATTGGAGCCTTATGGCAGAAGAAAGATAAGCGTGGATCAACGATGTTTTCCGGTGAGGTGGAATGTCCGCATTGTAAGAAGAAAACCCGATTATTCGGATTTATAAACAAGTATAAGAAGCCTGAGAATAAACAACCTAATTTCAACTTGTTTATGCCTGATGATGTACCGCAAGAACCGCCACGAGAACCGGAGGTGCAACAGGCTGTGCCGGAGAGCGAGGAAGAACTTTCTTGGTGAGGAGAGAGATTTTAGAAACACTAAAAAAAGAATGCGATAAATTGGGATTAGGTTCGTATTATCCCCCTATTTACGCCTGAACCGATTATTATTATAGAACCTATCCCACGATGGCAAAGATTTTTAAGGATTTTAAAAACACGTTTCAGATGGTGATAAGCTTATGAGTCAATCATATTATTATAAGAAACGTAATAAAAAGATATTCAAAGACTATAAGAGATTAACAAGGATTAAACCCCTAAAGAAACAAATTTGGTTTCAATTATCAAAGAAATATCACCTGTCAAGGTCAAGAATTCGCACAATTATCAGGTCGTTAAAATTAAGCTCTAAGCCTTAAACGGTAAAGTTTCACAAAGAAAGTTAACCTAAAGGTAGCCTAAGAAAAATCAAGTAGTAGCACTTGACAAATGCATCGTGTCACATATATAATTAAGTATGATTAATTTAATCACAAAGTACTTTGAGGCAGAGAGTGGGTAACAAGGCTAATATAGCATTAGTGAGTACAGAGAATGATTTAGCTTTATATCGAGAATACACTACCGGAAGACCCCCTGTCTTCAACAATCCCAACGACATAGTAAACAAATTTACGAAATATATCAAGTACTGTATAGATAGCCAGGTTATGCCTACAGTTACCGGAACTGCTTTATATTTAGGCTTTAGCAGTAGACAGTCGTTCTATGATTACGAAGAGCGTAAAGAGTTTTCTTACGCAATGAAAAGAATAAGGCTTTACTTAGAGCATCTACTTGAAAACGGTTTATATAAATCTATCAATCCAACTGCGTTTATATTCGGATTAAAGAACTTCGGTTGGACTGATACTAAGCAGATAACTCATACCGGTAAAGTGGAACACATACTTGGTAAATCACAGATAGTACCGCCTGATGAAATAATCTTAGAACGTATTAATAACAACCCGGAACTATCCAACAAAGAGAAACAAGACCTACTTAATAAGCTTAATATTAAACAGCCTGTAGAAGCAGACTATGTAGTCACAGATGAAAACCTTGAGGATGATTTAATAAATAAACACAAGCAATCATTGCAGGAGTTATCTAAGAAATGACAATAGAACCCATAGTCAAAGAAATTACACAAGACTATTCTAACCAGTTGTTAATACAACAAGAACTCCAAGATATATATAACTGCATAGATAAACTTAAACAACAACCAAATATAATCTATATGCCACAAGAACAATTAGAATCTTTAGAAGATAACAATATTAACATAAACCAAGAAGAATTTAACTATGAAGATATTTAACCGACTAACACAAAGTACTACTAATATACAAAGTACACTGTTTTATTATGTATAATACTATAACTCTTAAGTCTTACTTTATTAGTTTAATTAATAACAAGAATTTAAACAGTAAGAATTTGCTGAATACTACATCTAAGAATTATATATACTGTCTTCAAAAAGAACTAAAAGCTACTACGGTGGGGAATACATACTGTAACTCAATGTCCGATAATAGTTATTATGTAAACTTAATCAAGAAAACAGGTCAAAGTGGGGACACAGTGGGGGTAACCTTTTATTTTTTGCTTAAATTCATATATTTGCTACACCCATTCATAATTACTCCCAGAGAAAACAAAAGGTGTTATTTATGTCTATAGGTCCTACAATAGTTGACAATACAGTACAAGAGGAGCGTTCATCCCAGATATACCCACCTGCTGGAAAGCCTATCGTACCACACAAGTTCCAATGGAAAATATTAGAGTCAAAGGCAAGGTTCCTTGCTCTGAACGCGGGAACGGGTGGGGGTAAGAGTTGGTTCGGAGCTGTTTGGTTGTTAGAGGAGATTAGAAAACATCCGGAAGATGATTTTATGGTTGTGTCTCCGATATTTAAAATGGCTAAGAGGAGACCGAGGAAGTTGTTAGAAGCGTTGTTTAAACGTGAGGGAATTATTAAAGACAAGGATTATATGTATCATCAGAATGAGGGTATATTTGATTTCAAGACAGGGGCGCATATATATCTTGCGAGTGCGGATAGACCCGATACTATGGAGGGTGATGTTTTAAGGGCTATATGGGCTGATGAAGCTGGGAAGATGGGTAAGAAAGCATGGCAGGTTATGCGCAGAAGAACTAATTATTTAAAAGGCAGAGTTTTGTTGACTTCAACACCTTATGCCCGGAATTGGTTTATAACCGATGTAGTTAAAAAGGGCGAAGAAGGTTATCCCGGGTATTTTTCGGTTACTTACCGTTCAATCGATAGCCCATATTACGATAAAGCGGTTTATTGGGAAGAAAAGAAACTATTACCACCGGATGAGTTCAATCGTAAGTATAACGCGATAGCTGTCGCGCAGCACGGATTGGTTTATAAAGAATTTACAGAAGACCATATTATTAAGCCTTTTGATTTGACTAATGATTGGGAATTTTTCGCGGGGATCGATTGGGGTATAAATCATCCGTTTATATTTGAATTATTCGCGTATAACGAAGAAACCGAACAGGTGCGCAATTGTTATGAATATCACACTACAGGCAAGGAATTGTATCAAATAGCAGGGGAATTGGCGCCTGTTTTGAAGGATAAGGAAATAATTGCCTATTTTGATCCTTCAAGACCTGATTCAGCTAAACAATTGCAAAGAGAACTCGAAGAATGGGGTATTGAGGACACTATGTTTAGAAAAGCCGATAATGACAGGGAAAACGGCATTATGACAGTCAGAAAGCTATTATTTCAGAAAAAATATAGTATTTATGACACTTGTAAGCTAAATATCGAACAAAAGGGCTTATGGAGCTGGATTGAGGAGGAAAGTGGGGAATATTCGGATAAGGCGGAAAAGAAAAACGATGATTCACAAGATGCCGAAAGATATGCCCTACATACACGGTTGGGGAAAAAGAGGAATCCAAAAGTCTATGCCCTGGGCGGAGGATATGATTCGCGGGATGAAAATGACGAAGAAAGGGGGGATGATGCTTGAATCTTTAAGAGAAAGACTGGCTGATTATATCGCTCCTAAAAATACGAAGGATGCCGATGAATATCGTAAAATAGCCACAGGTTTCTACACTGGCGGGAAAGTATCTCAAAGTGATTATCACGGGATGATTGATAAGTATAAAAAATGGATATACGCGGCTGTAAGAACTATTTCGGCTGATATTGCTTCGGCGGAATTGCAGTTATTCCAAAGAACCGGAAAAGATAGGAATGAAGAAGTCAAAAAGCATGATTTCCTGACTTTATGGAAAAACCCTAATCCCGAAGTTACTAAAAGATTTTTACATCGCCTGCAATCTATTTTCTATGAGCTTACAGGTCAGGCTTATTGGTATTTTATTTTAGACGGGTTTAATAAACCTGTTGAAGTATGGTCTATTATGCCGACAAATATAAAACCCCGTAAAAATAAGAATGGTACTATACGGGATTATGAATTTAGACCTAAACAGACAGGTAAACCCGTCTATATCCCTAAAGAACAGATATTACACGAAAAAGAACCTAATCCTATGAATTTTACAATGGGGTATTCCCCGATTTACGCGGCTAATGACCCGATTCATTTGATGGATAAAATGGGAATCTATCACGATAGATTGTTTCAGCGCATGGCAAGACCCGATGTTATCCTTTGGAACGCTAATGGAGATAATATCGGTATTTCGGCAAGAAAACGTATTGAAGAATCATGGAAGAACGCTTATGGCGGTGTCGAAAACGCCGGAAGACCTGCCGTACTTGAAGGCGGATTAAAAGCGGAGCCATTTTCCACAACACCCAAAGACCTTGAATATGCGGAAGGTTATGATAGAGTACTTGGTGAAATTGTGGCTTGTTATGGGGTTACACTCGACAAATTAGGTCTTACCAGAGACGTCAACAAAGCGAATGCTTATGCTCTCGATTTAACCTATCAGCGTAATACGATTAAGCCGAAGCTCCAAGATAAGGCGAATTGGTGGGAACAATTTGTACTGCATAGATATTTTAAAAATACAGAGGATATGTATTGCGCTTTTAAGTCAAATATCCCGGAAGATAAGGAAATGGAAATTAAGGAAAATACCCAATATGTAATTAACGGTATTTTATCAAGGAATAGAGTAAGGGAAAAAATAGGAGAACCTCCGGTAAAGGGTGCGGATGAACTTCTAATCCCTATGAATATGACAGGCTCGGGTTCGGCTGTGGTCGGACAGGGTAGACCCACGACAGCCCCGGTTGCTGCACCGCCAAAGGAGATAATTAAATTACTCACCACCAAAACTCAACGCCTTGCTTATTGGAAAAAATATGTCAACCGCAGACAGCTCTATGAAGAACAATATCGCTATGCTCTGTTAAAAATATTTAAAAAACTGGAAAAGCAAACGGTGTCTATTATAAACGATTTATATAAAAAGGGACTCAAGGGCGTAGAATGGCTTACTCCACCCGAACAGGCATTCAAGGACGAAATAGAGGGCGTGTCAAAATTATTCGTTAAGCAGGCTGTCGTTATAGGCGGGAATAATATCACGGTTGACTTTGATTTGCCTATTTCTTTTGAGGTGGATCCCGATATGCTCAAAATGTATCTCGGAGAAAGGGTTAATCTAATCCATAAAGCCACCGACCAGACTTATACGCATTTGAAAAAGATTTTACAGGATGGCGTGGATGGCGATTTATCTGTTTCCGAAATGGCTGCGAAAATACACGCGGAATTTCCGAAATTTAGCAAATTCCAGAGTAATCGTATATCGATAACGGAATTGAACTCCGCCGAGAATAAAGGACACATCATGGCTATGGTTCAGGCGAATGTGGGTAGTAAGATGTGGATTACAGCGGGAGATGAAGATGTCAGAGAATCTCATGTATTGATGGATGGTGAAACGGTTTTATTAGCGGATGTTTTTTCAAATGGGTTGGAACATCCATGCGAACCACATTGCAGATGCGCTGTCGCACCTGCATGAAAAGTATAAAAAAGGGAGGTAGAAATGCCGGAAAAAATTTATAAACAATTAGAATGCGAAACCGAACTGACAAAAGGGAAAGGGGAAACGGAATATTTCCTTGCCACTATATCTACTGGTAATGTAGATAGGGATGGGGATATTCTTGAACCAAAGGGGTTGGATTTGACTGATTTTAATAAGACTGTGTTGTATAGGCATAATAGAACAATGGGAGCCTCGGCGGAGGAAACCCTGCCGGTAGGTCGCAGTCTATGGGAAAATGTTAGGGGAAGTAAGGTAAAAGCTGCCATAGAATTTAATAAGAAAACCCAATTATCCCAGTTGTTATATGAGTTTTACAAAGAGAAATTGATGAAAGACTGGTCGGTTGGTTTTATGCCGCTTGAATCGGAACCCATTACCGATGAGAAGACAGGGATGGTTACAGGCAGGCATATTAAGAAATGGTCGTTACATGAAATATCGGCGGTTCCTATTGGTGCCAATCAATACACCGACACACAGGTAGTGCGAATGAAGGAGATCCAAAAAGAACTTGGCATCTCCGATGAATCTTATCTTGAACTTTTTGAGGAAGAAAAAGAAAGGGATGAAAAATATAAAGAAAATCCAATAAAAGCTTTCGAGGAAGATATTGAAGAATTTAAGAATTATATGAAAAATAATTCAACTATTAACAGCGATATAACCGAACTTAAAAATGAGATTTTAATATTATCCAAGAAAGTAAACGATTTGATTGAGATTGTAACAAAAACAGATAAACAAGAAGAAGCTGATGTAACTTATCCTGATGATTATTTGGAACTTGCAGATTCTGGAGACCTGGACGATACAGGTCAGGAATCGGAGCAGGAAGAAGAAAATGAGGAAGAAGTTGTATTGGAACTTTTTGACGAGGAAGAAAAAGAAACTCAAAAGGAGGAAACTGATGAGTGAAAAAATCACTAAAACTGAATTAGACGCGATGATAAAAGGAGCGATCGGAGAAGCTAATAAACCGTTTATCGAGAGGATAGACGAAGTTGAAAAGGCTCTCGGAGATATCCGTAAAAATAAACCCCTTACACATGGAGAAGCACTTGACGAAATGGATGCTAAAGCTGAGGCGATACATCTATTTAAAGCCTGTGCTTATAAAACACTTTCAGACCAGAAATGGCTTGAGGAATATACCGCAAAATCCGATGAAACATTTGATACCGGTACAACTACACAGGGTGGATATTTGCTCGGCGTACAGTATTACAAAGACGTAGTGGAGGAAGCAGCGAAAGACTCAATGATTAGACCCCTTTGCACAGTATTGCCCGTTAGTATGAAAACTGGTAAACAAGCATCTATTACAGCTAAAATAAGCGCGGCTCGTGGTTCGGAAGAAACTGCAAAAGATGCAGTTGTAGATACAACTGGGCAGCTCTCTTATAGCTTGAGCAGAATAGATATCAATGTCCTTTATTCGAGGGAAATGGAATTGTTCGATAATACAACCGAAGGACTTTATAATATGCTGGTCAGACAAATGGGAGAAGCTATCGCCGACCTTGAAGAAGGTGAATGGCTTGATGGTTCGGGTTCGAGTGAACCTGAAGGCGTACTTAATTCGACAGTAACAATCGGAACAACAGATGCCGAGAATGGTAAACCCACTTACGATTTAATGGTGGACACGTTTTATGCCGTACCGTTAAGATATAGAAGCCAGGGTGTATGGGTTATTTCGGGATTAATGCAGGGCGCGTTGAGAAAGATTAAAGATGCTAACGATAATCCGCTATGGATTGCGGGTTTTGGTGCTACACCTGATAGAATATTCGGGCGACCCGTTGTCGAATCCGAACATATGACCGATACCGATATAATATTCGGTAATTTCAAATACTATAACATCTATGAACCACCTAGGATGTGGTTAGTCGCGACAACCGAAGGTCATACTTTGGTATCCAAGAGACAGGTATATATCGGTGCATGGAAGTTTAATGATGGACAGGCAGTACTCGGTACTCCTTTCCAGATACTTGACAATATCGCATTGTAGGGGGAAAAGATGAGAAAAATATTATTTGCTATACTTATAAGTCTTTGCCTTTCTGTAAATGTGTTCGGAGCCAGAACTTTAATCCATCGACCACAAACCGATTCAATAGTTAATTCTACCGATACAACGTCATGGAAACTTATCCCTTCCGGTGTAGATAGTGTGATAATTATGGCGCAGGGTATTGGTGGGACTACTAATGATTCGACAATAATTTCACTTGATTTATGTGAATATGACAGCACCGACGCTCAACAGGTATGGGCTAAAGAAGTTACCGCTCTTATTGATGCCGATGCTACTACTGTGAATGGTACTGGAACTTATGGTCGTGAGATAGCGGCATTCAAGTGGTATAGAATGATTCGATATTCGAATACGGCTACTGTTACTGGTGCTGGCTGGATACTCTGGATTTACTGATTTAAACTATAAAGAGATGGGGGGGGCAACACCTCCCCCTTCTCTAAAATTGGAGGTATTAATGGCTAAAATAAAAGTTGAAATAACGAAAGGCAGAATCTTTAATGGAAAGCCATGCGCAGTAGGGGATAAAATGGATATGGACGAAATCTATTTTAAGGTGGCGGGTAAAAGGTTTTCCAAGAAAATAGGAGCATCTAAAGAAATAAAAACAGAGGATGAATCCCTTGCCGGAAAACAAACGAAAAAAAAGAAGAATGAAGATAAGGAAATGGTTGGAGAAGGAAAATAACGGAGGCGAAAATGATTAGAAAGATACTTATATTACTGTTACTTGCGATAGCTGTTATGGGGTATAATAACCGTAATGTCATAGGAACGGATTATTGGAGTGCTACGGATACTAATCAAGTAGATAGTGTTTGGTTCGCGCCTGACCGCAGTTTTAATCCCCAAGTATTGATGAATTGGTTTGACGTAAACGGAACTATCGCAGATGATGCAGATACGTTTATTTTTATTCTGGACGGATGGTTGACTGATACAATATTATCGTATATGGCCTTCAATATCTTTACGGATACTGTCGCAGTATCTGCCGATACTTTGATAGGTTATGATACGATTCCGGATTGGTATATCCAAATGTGTGATACTTTCTTATTGAGACGTGTTACCGGAGCCGATACAATGGGATTCGAACCTGATAGTGTGAATATAACTAC